TCCAGTTGCAAACGTCAACGCGCCGGCAGCAAGGTTGGCGCCAGACCCGCTGCCACCTGAAATCGTAATAGTGGGTGCGGCGGTATAGCCAGACCCAGCATTAGTCAGGATGACACCGTTGATTGATCCCGTATCAATAGTCGCGGTTGCGGATGCCGAGCCGCCGCCACCACCCGAGATAGTGACGCCAGGTGCTGTGGTATAGCCAGAACCGGGGTTAATGATGCTGATGGATACGATATTGTTGCTCAAGATACTCGCGCCAGCAGTTGCGCGAATACCTGGGGGTGGAGGGTCACTCAGCGTGACTTTAGGCACTGATGTGAACGAAGCACCCGGAGAAGTCACCTGAATATTGATGACTTGGCCTGCCGTATTGGTAATTGTGGCAATGGCTGTTGCTTGTACGCCACCTGTTTGATCTGGTGCGCTGATAGTGATTGTGGGGGCAGTAATGTAGTTTGTGCCGCCATTCACAATGCCTATACCGGACAAAGAACCCACATTGACCAGATGAGTGCCGTCCCAAGTAAAGTATCCCTTGAGCGGATCAGCGATCAGCAGCTGCGTGTTCTGCCATTGCGAAACGGCCAATTTGCCAGTGACAGCCGTAGGTTGGGTTGTACCGTTAACCAGTTCAGCATTTATAGTGCCAGTGTGTTGACTGACATTAAATACCCCACCGCCTGTGTCAGCAGTGATGTAAGTGTTTGCCGGTATGCCTGCGCCCGTTAAAAACATTCCTACAACAAACGTGCCGGTTACTGTTCCCGCCGCTACAAAGAAATTTCGTTGTTGTCCGTAAGACAGGTAATAGAAATATCCTCCGGTGCAACTGGCAGTTGCGGCGGGCAAAGTAAACGTACCGGCTGCTGCCAACGTGCCTTTGCTCAAGGATTGCAGGTTGACGTACTCCGCCGAGCCATCAGACTCAAACGCAATCAGATAGTCCGACAGGCCAATGTTGACGGTAAACAGTGCCGTTACAGTGTGGCTAAACGTAATCCCCATATTGGAATACGTTGGTACTACGCGCAGATTGGCGTAACCCACCGGCATAGCGTTCTCAAGCCATGAGAATTCTTCTTCAGCAATCGCTGTGCGGTTTGCCTTGGTATTGATTCCAAGGAACTTTTTGATGACCGCGTAGGACTTCTTTTGTTCCGGGGACTGGGCCATGCTAGTACCCAGTAGCGTAAGTATTCGGAATTCGTCTCGTCATGATAGACGCCAGCACTGCTTGAACGTGCTTGATGTACTCGTTCTTGTAGATCTCGGCCTCACCAAACGATTGCTCGTAATACTTGGCCGTATAAGCCGAATAGAACGCAACCGGGGTGGTATACGGATAGTTGATCGTATCCGTATCGGCCATGTTGACCAACAACGTAGGCAGAATGATCGTATCCAGCTCGATGGTATAGACCTGATCTGGAATAGGGCCAAAGTAGAGTTGCTGCTGCCCAAAGACGCTAAACGCGCAAGGCCGCCCAATGTAGTTCTGCCAGAACCGTAGTTTGGCATTAAAGTCTGTCCATGCTAGGTACTGCATGGGGACGCGAGTATTACCCCAGAACAAGTTGACGTTCAGAACGTCTAACGTCAAAAGCCCGCTTGGGAGACAGGCGTAGTTGATGAGTTCTGAATTACCGGCGTATTGCAGTTGCGCGGTGCCATTCATAAATGGCGCACTGGGCGGCAAACCGGTTTGTCCAGTTGGGTACGGTGGCGCAGTCCCATCTAGGGTTCCGGCCTGCGTTACCTTATAGATGTAGACGTTGGACACCACATAGTCGTTTAAGTGGACTGCGGTGTTTGCCGACCAGAAGTACGGGTTTGCGCCCCCAGGCACAGGAGTCATGGGGAGTTGCGCTAATTGAATGGTTCTCAGACACCCCGTATCACGAACAACGCGCTCCCGTGCCGCGTTGATGTAATCGGTCAGTTGGGAATCGGTGTAGAAATTCCCGTTTGCATCGTGCAGAAGTCGCCGGACTTCCGTGATGTAACCTTGAAGTGTCTGAGCCATTTAGATCTCATGAGGGTCTCAGAAATTAACGACATCGCCCCAGACAACAATGTCTACCGTGTTGGCGTTGCCGCTAACCGTGTTGACGTTGACGTACAGACAAGAAGTCGTATTTCCCGAAACAAACACCGCTGGTGAAGGCGTAATGTCTTGGAACGTACCTACAGCCGACACGCTGCTAATAACGGTATTAGCCGCTACCAAGTTTGCACCGTTGTTGGTTGAGCTAACGGAGATGTTAGCCGACGCTACCGAACCGTTTGGGTTCTGAATCGTCACGCGCCGCACAATGACACCACCTGATCCAAGCACCGCACCAGCATTGGTCAATCCGCCACTGAGCAGCGGAATGACAATGTTGGTGACTGCGCCGTTGCCCGACGTATTAAGCGACGTACCCCGGACTACGCCCAGCCGAAAATTGCTGAACGAGTCCTGAGTGGATTGGCCTACTGCATCTGGATTAGCCATTGCTGGTCCCCTTACTTGTTGTTAAAGGTGCCAGAAACTGCGCTACCACCGTTCGAGCCGTACAACGTCAGAGTGATGTTCGCGCTGTTGCTCGAAATGGCCTGTACGTTCACACCGTCCGAAACAAACAGCGGGACGCCAATGCTGACTGCGGCAATGTTGGCAAATGCTGGCGCTGCCAAGTTGCTAGACGTATTCATCTGAATAACGACATTGGTGCTTGGGAGCAGCGTCCACACACCCGCCGGAACCGTAGCACCCAGTGCTGTGGTGCTGACTGCGTTTGCGCCCGTACTTACGGTGATGACTTGGAAGTAAGCACCGGCAGAGTTAGTTGCTGCGCCGGCCAGAAGAATCTTGTTAGTCGAAAGTGACATGGCTAGTGACTCCTTAGAGCGAAATAGAGTTGAAGCCCGTCACCTGAGTCATCGTCTTGGGCTTGGTCGAAACCAATTCCGCGATCATGATGACTGCACCGACATAACCCAACTGCCAGTTAGGCAGAGTGGATTCAAAGCCGGTGAACACAAACGAACCGCGCTCATGGATGTAGAGCGACAGGTAGTTGGTGTTGAGGAGGTACAGGACGCCTTCAGGGCAGTACGGATCTGGGTAGATAGGTACGCCGGCAACCATCAGTGCGCGAAATGCAGCGGACGGGCCATTCGGGTCATTATCAAAGCCCGAACCCGGAGTGATCACATACTGTTCCTGGCCCACGAAATCCTGCGCGAGCAGGGTCCATGTACCGAAACCGCAGAGACCAAAGCTAGGAACTTCAGCGCCGTTCTTGACCGTGCCTGCAATGTATTGCAGGACGTTCTGGCGCGTTGGGTTGACGTTACCCGCAGCGTAGACCTTGGACTGCCACCAGGTGTTGCTGGCGCGAGCAATGTTGCCGTAAGCACCGGCAGAAGGATCAGTATTTGATACTGCGCCCGGAAGGCCGATGAACTGCTGCGTGTTCGTTGTGTTGTTGTACAACGCAGTGGTCATTGCATCCATCATGACGTTGGTCGCGTCGTTCATACGCGCTTCAATCAACGGGATGATCGCCGCGTCTTGCTGGACTGCGCCTTCCATGCCAAGGAATGGCACTGGAGCAATCATGAGCTTGAGGTCGAACTCTGCGTTGTATGCGCCTTGCTGAACGCTAGGCGATGCAAACGAACCGGAGTAATCCGACCACTGCGCGTTAACGAACTGCGAGCCTTGCACGGGAACCGTGATTGAGGACACGCCGCCCGATGCTGATTGGCTATTGGCAATTAAAGCCGCCATCAGTGGGGTTGAGTTGTAGATCTGAACCACCATCTTTGGGATGAAGGCTCTGCGGGTGACGTAAGTAAGTTCCGTGTATTGCGAACTTCCAGTCGCCGGGATAATTCCACCACCGATAGGCATTTTATATCTCCGAAATTTCTAATTACAAACCAATGGGCCGTGGCGACTTGCGTAGCTCATGCAAGGCTTTAGCAGCCTCATTTCGCGCAGCGGTCACCGGATTTTTGACGTAATCGCTCAGGTTGAGTGCCTTAAACGGACTTGGGTTGTACCCAGTCGGCGTTGGCTGCGCTGCCTGCTTCATGAACGCCCAGTACTCAGCGGCGACTTCATGATTGGTAATGCCCTTGTCGAGCATGACCCGCTCAATATCGTCCATGTCATCTTTGCTAGCGAGTCCTTTCTCAACGATGCGCGACCGGCGCTTGTCGAGTTCCTCGCGAATGTCCCGATCACGCAACTGACCTTCCAGCGCTTCAACGCGCTTATCAGATGCCACCAACCGACTGGTGGTGTGTTCCTCAATGTCCAATTCTGGAATAACCATGTCAGGCTTGGCCCGCTTGGTCAGTTTGAGGAAATCCTTGCGGGTTGCGGGGTTCTCAGCCAACTGGCGGGCCAGTAGGGCAAGTTCGTCGCGGGCGTCAAGCGAAAGGTCTTCAAGGCTCATTAGGAATCACCGAGTGTGTTTACGAGAGGTTTTGCGCGGGGCTTTGCCAACAGCTTTTTTCATTTGCCGATGGTGCCGATACGGCATCGGGTCGCTAGTACCACCTTCCGCAGCTTCAGAGTCTCGCTGCGGATCACGCGGTGGCGGGTTAGCGCGAGCCATCTTAGATGACCTTCTTGCCGTCGCCAGGCTTCTGAACAACCATCTTGTTCTTGGTGCCAATGGCGGGGCCGTTCTTCAGGCCACCAAAGCGAGCGAAACGCGGCTGGTCAACAATGTTGCCATACCACTGGTTGTCATCAGTAGGGCGGCGGGGTTGCGACGAGCCTTTGGGCTTAAAAAGATCCATGATGGTTCCTTACATTCCGGGAAGTGCAGAACCGCCGCCACCAGGCGGAGGCATTGGGGGAGCGCCACCAGGCGGAGCGCCAGGAGGTGCCATATTTGGGATAGCAGGTGCTGCGGCCATAGCTTTGCCTTCTGGCGTACCGCCACCGGCCTGCGGCAAGTTTTGCATCATCTGCATAATTTCAGTGGACTGCAATTCCTGCGTCTTGCCTTTGCGGGGGCCAATGATGCCGGCCATCATCCGCAAAACAGAAAGGGCCTTCTGGCCCTCTTCACTTTCAGAACCCAACACGGGGAGTGCTTGTTCGATCAAGTCCATCGCAAGCGACAGATTGACAAACGCGCCCTGCTTATTACCCATCTTGGCTTCTGGCGTTGACATTGGCGCCCCCATCGGTGGGGTAGACGCATCAGAAGAATCGCTAGGCCCAGGCATAGGCGGCGGCGCAGTCTTACCACCGCCACCGGCGGGGGACTGGCGCATCAGTTCCATGATCTTGTCTGAAGGGACGCCCATACGTTGTTCCTACGCTACAAAACTATTCTGTACCACAATTTAACATTTTGTCAAAAGAAAGGCGGCAGGCAGTGACTTGGGAAAGGTACCTGCCGCCCTTCTAGAAGGTTTGAGCTTACGCCCTAAACCTTACTTGCGGGCCTTACGACCCTTGTGCTTACGCGCTTTGCGAGCCATGAGATGTCTCCTATTGCGGGCCAACTTAGAAGGGAAGTCAGCCAAACCCTTATTCGATTTCCACCGAATCTAAACTACCGGCGAGTCTTGCGGGACTTCTTGCTGTGCTTACGCATTTCAACTCCGACCTAAAGTGCGACCCATGTTGCGGGGTTGCTTCGCATTATACGTTTTAACCCCGCTTTGACGATATTGCAAGTTAGGAGTTGATGACATCGTTTTGACGGACTTAGCCGACACTCGGGGACGATCCGTCGCGCTGAAGCTGGTATTACCTTGCGTTGCCATTATTCACCTACCGCTTTCAGATCTGGTTTCTTGCTGGGTTCTGGCTTTTGCGGCTGCGCCGCCTTAGCCGCCTCCCGTTTCTTCAGTTTCTCTTTGAGCAACTGTTTCATGGGCGGTTCAAGCAGGTCAAGCAGGGATTCATTGTCAATGGCGCCTGCTTTGAGCAAGTTAAACGCCAATTGTCTTAGATCTTCTGTGAAAATCGGCGAATTGCTGTGAGCATCCACCTTGACCACAAAGTCTTTGGTGAATTGCTCGGCAATGAACTTGGTACCGTGTTCATCCCTATAGGCCGTATCGTCATAGACCTGCATCAGCTTGAGATACAGGGTAGCGACCTTTTCCAAGGCATCTTCTACAACTAAAGCGCGTTTTTTGGCCCGAGAGGACCCCAAACGGGCTAATTGCGAGGCATGACCTGCCGATCTGACCCCTTTCTCCCCCTGACCCGACAGGATGGAGGAGATACCCGAGGCTTCAGCGAACATGGCATCCACTTCATGGATAACCTCGAACAACTCGGTTGGCATCTGCGGGGCCAGGCGATCTACCTTGGCATTGGGCATATCGGTAAACAGAACCCCACCGGGCTTGTTCAGGGCGAAATTCTTCTCATCCATGATGCCCGTCCAGCCTGACAGGGCTGTTGGCGGGTTCACCTGACGGGCCAGAAGGTCTAATACCTCCTCCATGCGCTTGTTTCGCAGCTGCTGGAGGAACTTCAGGCGCTCTACCTCGGACTGACCCCAGTAGTAATCAAACTGTGGGTTGGGGCAGATCTGGACAAAAGGCAGTTCGCCGCGCAAGAAAACGGTTGCGCCGGGCCGGTCATAGATGAAAATGTCCGGCTCTGCCATCGTGACGACCTGATAGTCCTTGGTGTCATCGTTCCAGACCCACAGTTCGTACATCTTGACGGTATCTTCCGCAACCCGCGCCTTGTAGCGGGGGGAAGAGTACAGATCCAAGTTCACCGTGCCATAGATGACGGGACTGGACTGGGACATGACCAGGCGATCAAGGCCGTCTGGTACGTCATCCGTCCGGGTATTCACATCCGTCGATATCTTTTTAACAATCTGCTCGCGCTTTGGATGCGACCACAGTCGATTGTAAAGCTCTGATTTTGTTATGTAATACGTCTGGACAATGGCTTCTTGTCGATCCGTATAGGGCAAGTCCTCACGCAGGACGCCCATAGAACCTGGCTCGACCATGAACGGGTGGATGCCGTTGTTGACCACCAGTTTAATAAAGGTGCTGTTGTAGGCCAAAGCCCAGGTGAGTGCCGAGCTAAACACCTGATCGGCGTTGGAGTTGATCCATTCGTCGTTTAGGGCTTGGGTCAGGCGCGGCACCTTAACCTGTTCCATATCCGAGACCGAGGCGCCCATGTTGATGCTAAAGCGGGTGGTCTCTGCCGAATACAAAAACGAAGTCAGCTGATCAATGTGCGGGAAGATTTTGTTAAACAGGGCGGGTGATTCTTCCGGCCCTGCGCCAAACAAAAAGTACGCCCGCTGCGAGGAATAATCGGTTTTACGTTCAGAGACCGAGACCATGCACTTGTCGATCAAGTCTCGGTAGAACATCTCGCGGTGGTCATTGTCGCTGGGGATTTTCATTTGGGTATCGTCAGGCCTTCATGGTCTTGGATATAACTCGCAGCCTTTGGGCCTGTCAAATTGTTGTAGGCTTGCTTGGGGATGATACCTACGGGTTCATCGCGTATCGGGGTATTGTAACGCCCACCCAGAATAGATTTCATGTCCATACCGCCGGCACGGTTATGACCCCACATCGCGGCATCACCCGGACGCGGTTCACGCGGGATGCTGTGCGACTCCACCTCGGTTTTGGTCTTGTTGTTACGGGTGAGATACCCGGCCTGACTTTCGCCGGCGCGGACGGTCTTCATGTCCGTCATGTTGAAGTCGATAGCCAGCTGCTGCTTGGTCTTGTCGATGTTGCGGGTAGAGTCTGACCCGATAGACGGGGCTTGCAGGAAGACCAGCAACACCTCTTCCTTACAGCGTTTCTTCAAGCACCGTGGTTCGGTGTTCTCAAAGTAGCCATGCGTTGAACACTTATAATCATGCAGTACGGCCATTAGGGGAGCCTCTTCAATTGTTGTCCAAAGGTAGGCTGCGTATAGTCAGCCCGATTTACAATGCCTGTTTTGAGGACTATACGTCCATTTTCAACCATAAGTCGATTGTCGCGCCGAAGCAATAGCTTGGGTTCCTTGCGGTATTCCACAAACCGGGTGGTATCTCGGTTCTGCATTACCCGCACATTCCCGTCCTTCCACTCCTGGTAGGCCTTAGATACCCGTCGCTGCACCGTCTCGCTGAGTATTTCCTTACGCCGGATAAAGACATCGCGCAGGCACTCCATGCTAATGCCACACAGGCTTGCAAACAGCGCAATGCTAATGCCCCGGTTCTTGTCATCACAGAAGCGCTGGATGGTATCCAGTAGCTGTTTCTTGGGCATGACTGGCTTCATTGTGAGATACCCACTGCTTTGAGATAGGTTGCCACCGACCGGGTTGCAGAGACCTGCTCTGGCGTTCTGGCATCGCCGGCACGACTGATAGCACGGGTATGGCGCTGGGCAATCAGGCGAGGCCGCAGCTGCTCTTCATAGGCCGCTACCGCCAAGGCCGAGGCAATCACCCGGTCATCCTTGTTACGTCCAGAGGCCATGATCGAACCACCGTCTCTGACAATCGTCTTCATTTCGTCCAGCAGATCCATCGAGTAGACAGCCATCATGCCGCGCTCAAAGTTGTCCTTCATGTAAGACAGCATCCGCTCTTTAGACGTAGACGTAGTTAGCCAACCCACCGAGTTGGACGGCCCCGACAGGTTGTCGTTACGGCGCCACAGGTAACTGCTCATCGACCCCAAGACATCCATCAGCGAGCGCCCCATCGTCCCACCAATTGCAGACGCCTGACGCTTCAAGTTCTTCATCTCGTTCAACACAGCCTGACCTGGGCCATTGACCTCTAGGTTCAAAGTACTGTTCTTGTACGCACCAGCTAAATGGGAAATCACCCACGCAAACTGATAGGTATTCAACTCAGACGTTGCAAACTCAGCAACCTGCTCTAACCCGTCTGCATAACAACGATAGACCTGTATGCAGAAACGATCAGCCCAGTCAGACGATCCATACGCCGGGTCTGCACCAATCACATAGTAAGCCGAATCCACCGGCTCCTCCCATACCCGCAACGTACTCATCCGCTCAGTAGTCTTCATCACTTCCGTATCTTGGAAGTTCGCACCCATCACATAACGATAATTATCAAAGGTAAGCTTCTTGGCAATCTTGGCAGCATCCGTACATCTGGAGTTACTAAAGAAACTCGTACCCGACATGATGAACGCATAGTCCTCCGTAGGCGGGAACTCCTGCATCATCAGGGATTCATCCTTAATCCCCTCATGTAACTTCCAACGCCACCAACCCATCTGCCTGGAATTGATCTCTACCCCATACAACTTCTTGATGTCCTTTACCCACTCCTTCTCTTCAGGACTTAACTTCCCATCCCAATACACCTTGTACACAGCAGACGCCGGATCTACGCTGTACAACTGATTGCGCCACCAACCACAGAAAATAGCCCTCTGCGTCTTCGCCCTCTTGGCCGTCATGTACATATCGTGGAACTGATTAAACCCACGCGCCGTACTCTCAAAGATATACAGACGATTCTCATTGGTCTCCGCTAAGGACGCTAACAGAGACGCCAGACCCTCCTCATCACCCCAGCTGGATGTCTCAGTACCATGCAGATAAGTAATCGCCTTACCGCGCCCCAGAGAGCCTTTGGCACGTAGTCCAGCTACCTGATAGAACAATCGACTGCGGTTCTTCAAAGACAACTGATTGCGGTTGTGCGCGAGTAACGGAATCCGATACTCCTTGGGCAATCCCTCCATATACATCGACAACGTGGAGCGGAACATATCCTTGTTCTCCTCCGTATCCGTCGTTAGCGTGCCTTGCAGCCCCGGATGAATGAAGTGCCAGTACAGATCCAAAGCCAGACTGATGGTGGTAATGCCTAACTGTCTGCCCTTGAGGATGACAAACATATGCACATCCTCCTCCAGACCCTTCGTAATCTCATCCATCACATAGGTCTGACTGCCTAAGAGCGTGTCCATACGCCTCAGACCCTGCTCCTTGGTCTCAATCCGCAACTGAGAACAAAAGCGATAGAACTGCTTGAGATTGAATTTCATTTGATGCTCAAATACGACCGCACTTCATTCAGCGTCCGCATCTGCTCGGGCGAGTAATAACGCTTCGAGAAATCCTCAGGCCACTGGTTAAACGTGTAACCACGAAAAACCTCAGGCAAACCCGTCAGCCGATACCACTCCTCATACGGCCTCGTCTCCCCAGCATTCGCCTTGTGCCACTCATACCGCCGCTGCATCTCCTTCGGATCCAACTGCGACTGAAACCGCGCATACATCTCCTTCAGCCTCGGATCGTTCTGCACGGCATAGTGACTGACGTAATCACCCAAAATGTCCAACGACTTCACCGTGGGCTTGTAAACCTCCAAACCCACCCTGCCCGCAGGTATCTGCGCCGGCCTCTCAGTCTCCTCAGGACTGTAAAACTCTAACTGCCTATCCCCGGCTTGCGGGTTGTACGCAAAGGCAATGTCCTTACCAGCCAGATAGGGATACTCCTTCTGCGCCTTCTCAAACATCACCCGGCCTAAAACGTCGTTATTCATGGCAGACATGGCAAACCTCACTCAGGTCAGGAACCACACCATACCAAAAAGGAGAATTTCTTTTGGGGGGATGAGGTTGGGGGGCACACACACAAGGGGGACAAGACCCATGCACAGGGCAGAGGGAGTGGTGTGGATAAGTTATGCACAGAGATCGGTTGTCTGTGGATAAGTTATGCACAGCCTATATAGGTTAGGTATAAGTAAATCTTATAGCAGGTATATAAGAAAGTAATAAGCCTACGTAACTATCACTCTAGGTT